GTTCATACGCAAGACAGTTCGTTTAACCCACTCACGTGAGAAATATGTTCCGACATAGTTTTCCATCAACTGAAGTGTATTGAGTCGCTCACGCAACATCTCTGAATCTTTTAGTTCTGAGAAGTGATTATCCTCAATATAGTCGATAGCGAGTTGTTCTTTAATATCTTCCCAGTCTTCTCTATTAATAATACCCTTTAGAATCAACTGAGTTTTAAGCAAGTCCATGAACATCAATGCGAAACGTTTACGCAAACGATTGACAAACTTCTGGAACTTCAATTCATCACGAGTAATCTCACTGGAGCGACCCATAGAGAACTGCGACTCTTGCTCTAAACGGTTGACCGGAACGTTTAATGATTTATACAACTTCTTCTGGAAGTATACGATATCATCAATCTGACCTAAGTTCTCACCGCCTGGTAAAGTAGAGATCTCTGTACCACGACCACCTTCGCGACGTGGCAACCAGAAGTCTTCTAACATAGACATATGTTTACGATCGTCTTTGATCTCACCAGTCTGTGCATCGTATACCAACTTGTTACGATACTGAGACATAACTCCACGCAGATATTCTTCTGCTTTACCCTTTGGTAAGTTACCAACGTCAATATAGAAAATACGACGTTCTGGGGCACGAGACAAACGATAGATGACCAAAGAGTCTTCCATCATGCGTAATTGGTTGACTGGTTTCAACGCCTTCTGCAAGTGTGACAGTACACGTTTACGTGAAGAATCTAGTAGACCAGAAGTCGAATAACAAATAGCATCTTTACTAATCTTAAGAGCCTGTGTGCTCTTCCCATTGGTCATATCTTGGTATACGAAATATTCTTCAGACCCTGATACCATAGCCATGCCAGTTGCCTGATCACGTTTATCTTTCTTAACCTCACGCACTTTGCGAATCTTGGTAGGATCAATAGGACGCAGTTCAAGAATACCCTTTTTGGTATTTTTTTCGTCTACGATGATATGATAGAACAATCTACCATCTACGTACCACTTACGGAAAATCTCATGTCCGTTTTGATTGAAGTTCAATAGTGATGTAACTTCATCAAATGATTCTTTGATAAGTTTTTTAACTTTATCTGGTTGTTCCAAGTCGTCCATGATAATGTCGACTGGAGTTGAGTCTTCGTCTGATACGATAGCCTCATTAACAATATCTTCGATCGCAGCATCACACTCCGGATGTTCAGCAATCTGTCGGTATTTTAAAATTAGGTCTGCATCGGTCTTAGCAGCAGTACCATCAAGGTCTACATATGATCCGAAGTAACCACCAGCCGTGACGACGCCAGCACCATCTTCATTCTCTTTAGGAACAAAGGATACTTTCTTCTTCTCTTCTGCTTCTTCAGACTTTCGTTTGATTTCAAAACCGAATAATTCCATACATTTACCTATACAATATCAATATAAAATGGGGAGAGACATCCCTCCCCACTCTTTTACTTATACAACAATTTTAGGTCGTTGTATTAGATTCCCAGTAAGTAACTTGGAATTCAACCGTAAACTCTTCGATCTGGTCGTTACTTTCGTAAGACAATTCGATCGGAGAGATGTTTGAAGGCCAAACACTACGGAAGTCGTAACGTTTAGTCGTCTCACCTGCCTTGTTCAACTGCTCAACCACCATATCGGCGACATATTCAGTTGGGTTTGCAAGACCTGTGTTTTGACTGTGTGAGTTGATACCGTTCATCCAACGCTCCATCGCATTACGAACATCCATCGTGGAGTCGTTAATGATGGTCACTGTCCATGGTTCAAATGTACGGTCACCTGCAATTTGCAACTGACGTCCACGGAAAGGAACCACTACTGGAGCAATTGTTGATCCTGGAAGTTGTGCAGCCTTACACATGAATGAGGTCAACTCAACGTTACCACCAGCATAGCCAGGGAAGTTTAGAGTCGCCTTAAACAAGTTAGGGCGGGCACCGCCGCCGAGTAACTTCGCTTTGAAGTCGTCTACGCCTAGAATAGCCATATGTTATTCTCCTATTATTAATTAAGCGCCGGTACGACCAACGATCTCAGCGAAGTCAACACCAGTACGAGTAGCGATGAAGTTCAAAGAGATAAAGTTGATAGAACGAGCCGGTTTGATGTAGATGTCAGCAACGAATTCGTTACGATCAACTACTTCACCAGTGTTATTTGTGGAATCGCAAACAACCAAGAAGTCGGTTACACCACGACGACCTTTGACGTCACGCATAAACGGTTCAACCATGTTCTTGAACATCGCACGAGTAAACTCATCGTTGAACTCGAACAATTGGTATTTAGCTGCAGTTGCAATAGCCTTTTCCAAGACGATAAACAAGCGACGAACGTTGATACGGTCGAACGCACTTGGTTTTGCCAACATGGTTTTGTCGCCGAATAGGATTGTACCTTCTCCGGGGAATGAAACGATTGGGTTGACACGACCTTTATACAATGTATCGCGATCAGCTTTCTTAGGGTTCAATGCAACTTTGGTAACACCCAACAATTGACCACGAGTGTAACCAGCTGGTGACCACCATGCATCATTAGTTTGATCTGTCTTAGCACATAGACCAGCGGTATGACCACAAGCAGGGATCCAGCGGAATACATCTTTGTACTTGTCGTATACTTTCAATGCAGTAGAATCCATGACCGCATATGAAGTAGAAGTCAACTGGTTTACATGATCCATAACATCTGTAACTGGAGTTTGTGTTCCAACAGTAGCAGAAATAGGAGGTGATAGGAATACAACTACATCTTTACGTGCTTCTGCAAGTGCGATCAAGTTGTTAGACAATGTAACACCATCGGTTCCTGCTGGTACTGGACCAGAGATCAATAGGTTTACATCAACTGTTTCTGCATCAGCGAACAATTCAAAACCTGTGTAGATTTCGCCAATGGTAGGAGCATTGTCGTCCGTGCCGCCTGTTAGGTTAACACCTTCGCCTAGGACAGTTCCAACAGTTGTAAATGTGATGCCTTCAGATGCATCATCGCCAGAGTTTGATAGAATTGAGTTATGATTTAGGAACCAAATATATGCGGATGATCCATTGATAACATCAACATAGTAATTTGTAGTTCCGTCTGCCTTGCGGGCGTCCGATGCTTGAGAAACTGCGGAAAACTTTTCCAACACTGTTCCTGGAGTACCAGTCCAAACTCCGCTTGCATCAATGACTACGATATGCATCTCGTCATTGGTAGATCCTAGTTCTGCGGCATACTCAGATGTTCCTGGAGCATTATCGAACAATCCTGCGTGCTCAAATGCAGCCCAAGCTGTTTGACTAGCACTACAAACTTGAACTTCTAGACCATTACCTAGAACGCCTGGATACTTAGATGCCCACTCGCCCAAACCTGTTTTTGTGACTTCATCGTAGTGGTCAGCGTTCTTAATTAGAATACCAGTACCACCTGAGGTAGAATTAGTGTGGCCAGTGGCTACACGAATTACCTTCAATGCGCCAGCATATTTCAGGAATGATGCTGCAGATAGAAAATAAGAGAAAGTGTTGTTATCTGGTGTCCCGAAGATCGAGGCAAGTTCTTTTTCTGAACCTACGGTTGTGATCTGTTCGACAGGACCCCAGTTGAATGCACCAGCGATACCACCAATAGATGTGGATACGGCAGGTACTACGTTTGTTAGGTCAATTTCCTTGACCGCAACGCCTGGAGATACTTGAAAAGCCATAGTCGGTTTCCTTTGCAAAGGGTTAAATTATGAGTACTCATGATACGGTTTGTTCATCAATACTTATATTTATAAAATTCCGATTTTACGTATTTATAATATATTATCCCGATTTACAGAAAACCATCTGTCGCCGCCTACGACCTCAGAAACCTCTTCTACTGTTTCGGTTCTTCCATCGTCAATGATTCCGAATGGCAGTACATCATTTTCAATAGATAACATTTTCTCGGCAAACAACATCTGCCGTACATTAATATCAGTTTCGTCAAGGAACATCTGTGTTGTAGAGTACCATCCAAATAGAACCAAGTTCATCATCAGATCGTCATGACTGTTATCAGTCGCTTCATATGAAGACCCCTTAGCTACAAAGGTCGACATTTCTATGATAGTGTCAGCATCAACAATCTCGAGTTTATGTTGTTCTATCAAATCTTTGATGTTACTGCATCCAATACGTTTTACCTTTTTGTTCATGGTACATCCCAATCCACCAGCTTTGATGGTAGACTCCATGAACATTTCTTCATACTCTAGTTCATAATATAGTCCATTACATACCACAGACCCTTGATCATTACTTTCGATAACGACATATGCCTTGTTAAAGTGATTCGCCCACTTATATATCATATCAGGAAACAACAACGGAGATATCATGTTATCACGGAAAACACACACTTGCTTGAATGGTCGTTCGGTGATATCGATAATGTTGAATGTAGAATAGTCTTGCCCACGACCCTTCGCGACATCGACGAACATCAAATAATTATGATCCGGATCAGGTTTGGCGTACATCTTAACATTACCCTGTTGCATAATGGGTATCTTAGCTTTGAGATTAAGCAGTACTTCTGCGGAAATGAGTGTATTACCTGATCCATGGAAAGTGTTACCAAATTCTTGATTAAACTGTAACTCTGATGTGTTAGCGATAGTCTGTTTCTTCCACTCCTCGTCGCGACCAGGAACGTCCCACCAGTCGACACGGAATGGTTTAAATTCGTTGGTTCCTTGCACTGCGCCTTCCCAGATCTTGTGGAAGACATTACCGATTCCATTCGCAGTAGATGTAATGATAATACGTGTGGTCTTGCCAGAAGATACGACAGGATATGTAGAAGTGTAAAACGTAGCATCATTCTCAACGAATGCAAACTCGTCTAGGAACAATAGGTTAACGGACATACCACGAATGGAAGACCCTGAAGTAGCGGATGCAACAATCTTGGAGTTGTTACTAAACTCGATGGAACGTTTGTTCAGTGCTTTACATCCTGGCTGCAAGAAGAACGGAAGGTTCTCAAGTGCAAGTGTCACCCGAGATAGCATCTCTTGAGAAGTCGCTCCCTTGTTTGCAAGAATAGCGATGGTCTGCTCTGGTTTGAATATTGCGTACCATAGAAGATATACCACAGAAGAAATGGACTTCCCGGACTGACGACACGCCAACACGATCGAAAATCGATTCTGATTGAAGTGTTGAAACATCTTACCCTGATATGGATATAGATTGAATGGAACCAGACCTTTGTCAAGGTTGATAACCTTAATGTACTTCGTTGCAAAGTACTCCGGATCGTTCATGCAATGTAGATACTCGTCCAGCTCCCATTTAGTAAACGTCTGCTCTACACCATCACGCTTTACATTAGGATTGCCAAGGTATCCATCTACATTATTCTTTATTGTCGTTAGACTCATTATCAATTACCTGTGCGTTCTGCTGAGCGATTATATATCGTTGTAAGTCTGTGGTAGATCCAACAAACACATTGTTATTGGTTATCTGCCCAGCAACTGGAGGCGATGCTTTACCACTATTATTATCGTTCTTTTTAGTTTTAACAGCATCCACATTCTTATGTAGCGACATAAGTTTATCGGTCATATCCGACACATTCTTTAACATTCCACCAAGAACCTCATACGCACGAGGATGGTCACTTTGAATGGCGAGTTCCATCATATGATCGATCGCATCCTGACCTTTATCTACCAACTTTTTATACGTATCTCTGGAGTATGTATAATCATCATTAACATCTTCCATAGACTCGTCAGTAGCAGCTTTGGTGGAAACCGCTACTGATTTGTTACGCTCAGCAACCTCTTGAGGAATATGTTTTGTCATTTTAGACAAGAGTTCATCAGATTTATTAGACATAGTATAACTCATTATATTAATAGAAGTGTGATGGAGTAGAGATCATTCGCTGAGCGCCAGATGTAGCTCCTACGATAGATTCATTTAGCTCGAAGAGTCCTGCGATGTCTACTACAGTTATGACATTTTCTTCGATCTTAATGACGTATCCAGTCGCTCCACTATTAGCTCCAGTTAGCGTTTCGCCTTTTATAAAGGATATTCCATTGCCAGATTGTTCTGCTGAATATAGCTCTAGAACCGCTCGGCCTGTCAACCCGAAGAAACTAATTGATTCTTCAATTTCATAATTACCTTCAGCATTTGATGTCTTAGGAATAACCGCCACACTTTGTGTCTCATATCCATTGGGGTTGATCGTATCCAAAGTATTGACAATAGCTTTCTTAATAACACCAGTCTTACGCTCTGGACCATAGAACCTAACTTTGGCGTCGAACGAAAGTGTATATATGATCGCCCTTCGTGACATGAAATCGCCTTCATAGTCTTCAGACATATCTATGGAAGATAACGTGATAGGACAGTCTGTCTTAACTAGATCTGAGAATCCCTCTTTAACCGTGATGGTGTATTCTGGCTGAAAATATGGGACGATCTGTTCTAATATCTGAAGCGCATCATCTTGGTTCTTTGCCATAATACTCAAACTTAGTGAGATATTATATGGTGCATAAGTATAGAACATGCTTTCATTTGAAAGTATTCTATTATTTCTATTGAGTTTTGATTGAGTGTCGTAAGAGATGTTCAATATCTCGAATGACATCCTTGGTAATTTAATAGCAACTTTCGGAGCTTCCAGATCGGTCTGCTCATCGATACGAGCTAAGAATTTATCTTTCGGCCCATATGCAAGCGGAACACGTAATGAAGACCCTCCAGTACGAATTACTCGAATATCATTAAACAATGATCCAAATACAGATACGAACCTACGTATCGTTCCATGATAAAAGTGTCCGCCAAACATTAGATTTCTCTTCCGCCGAATTGGAATCCATACGTAGTCACGAATTGTACTGTACCCGCAGTTCCATTTGTGCCAGTTCTATTGAATAACTTATACGTGATTTCTGTACCAACATCTTGACCATGCGTATCTTCGTATATCACATGATAACTATTGTCAATTGACGATACGATGAATCCGTAGATATCTGTTGCCGTACCATCAACTACTCTTTGAATGACTACCGGACCTTGAGCGCCAGACAAAAGTACTGATGGTGCAGATAATCTGATCTGAATTTCTTGGTATTCGTCTGATGTGGTAGTTAATGTGAATTCTACTGGTTGATCATTATGCGTGAATTCTTCTCCATTTATACCGATGACTGGACCAACATCTCCATATGGAATAGTGAAGTTGCTAGACGCCCCGGCATGAAGATTATATAGTTCACTAAAGTTGTTATTAACTTTAATCATTGCGCCACGTAGTGTATCTCCAGTTCCGTCGTTCGGTAAAGATCCTACAAAAATTGTTTCTTTTGCCATAATTCTATTATTCCCTATCTGCAGTAATTAGTGTATTATCAACTGTTTCTGTATCTATTGATACAACTAGTAGAGGAGTGTCGCCTAAGGCAGAAACCGCTGATGTAAATACAG